AGGTCAATTAGTGCAAGCACTAAGACATTTAAAAGGCAAGAGTGAGAAATATAATCTTAAAGGTAGAACAGTGAGAGTGTGGGGTGTGCCTGCATATCAACAACAAGATTCAGCGTTTGATATAAAGGAGGTTGATGGTGCCCCGTTTTAAATTTGGTGACGTAAGAGAAGATGGTTACATTTATGTTGGTAAAAGATATGACAGAGAAGATCGTGGAGATTGGAGAAGCCCAGAAGCATACGAGAAGTATAAAGAAAGAAATCGTATAAAGAAAAAGAAAAAATATGATGAAATAGCTAAATTAGTAAACGAATATAAATTAGAAAGAGGATGCGCACATTGTGGGTATAACGAGGATCCAGTGGCTTTAGATTTTCATCATGAAAATAGAGAAGATAAAATTATAAATGTTTCATCACATTGGAAAACGAGTTGGAAGCAATATGAAAAAATGAAAGAAGAGATGAAGAAGTGTATAGTTCTTTGTTCTAATTGTCATAGAATAGAGGAGAAAAGGATTAGAAATGGAAACTAAAACTAAAATTATATTAGGTCCTCCTGGTACGGGGAAAACACATACGTTATTAAATCGTGTGGAAGAAGAATTGGCACGTGGCACACCTCCAGATCGTATTGCTTTTTTAGCTTTTACTAAGAAAGCAGCAACCGAGGCTCGTGACCGGGCAATGAAGAAGTTTGATTTAGAAGAGCAACACCTACCATATTTTAGAACATTACATTCATTTGCGTTTCATCAATTAGGTTTAACCAAAGCTGAAGTTATGTCGCGTGATAACTATAAAGAATTTGCACAAACATTTGGTATGGATTTAGGATCTGTGACAGATGGTAATGATTCCGGCGGTGTGTTCACGACAGATAATATATTAATAAATGAGGTTAATTTAGCAAGAATGAAATGTATGGAATTAGAGCATCATTATAATCATTCTAATTTACAAGATGTATCATGGCACGGATTACTGCGAGCACAAAGATCACTTGAAGAATTTAAAAAGAAAAAAGAAGTGTTTGATTTTACTGACATGATTGAATTATATTTAGAGTCAGGTCCAGTCCCTAAATTAGATGTAGTATTTATAGATGAAGCTCAAGATTTATGCGCTCTACAATGGCGCATGGTAGATAAAATTTCTCAAAATGCTAAAAAGGTTTATGTGTGTGGAGATGATGATCAAGCCATATATACTTGGGCAGGAGCTGATGTAAGACATTTTATTAAATTACCAGGTGAGATAGAAACACTTAAACAATCTTATCGTTGTTCTAAGGTTATACAAAACTTATCACATAGAATAATTAATAGAGTTAAATTTAGAAGAGCAAAAAGTTGGTATGGAACAGATAAGAGTGGTGTAGCTGTTTATCATAATTATCCAGAAGGTGTTAATTTAAGAGAACCAGGCAGTTGGTTAGTAATGGCTAGAACTAATTATATGTTAGATGAGATAGAAAGAGATATACGATTACAAGGTATGTTATACAAAAGAAATAATAAATTACCTATATCAGCTAAACTTTTAAATGCTGTAGAAGCTTGGAAAAAATTAAATACAGGTGAGCATGTAGCTTTACCCGATATAAAAGATATTTATTCTTATATGTCTAGTCAAATAGGAATTGAAAGAGGTCACAAGAATTTGAAGATGGCTGACAAAGAACAATATGAATTAGAAGAGTTAGTTATGCATCATGGATTACTAATGGGAGGTAGACCATGGGATGTAGCTTTTGATAAAGTAGGAAATAGAGATAAAGAATATTTACGTGCAATAGAAATAAGAGGACAGGTATCAACCAATCCTAAAATTAATCTTAGTACTATTCATGGAGCAAAAGGAGGAGAAGCAGACAATGTAATGTTGCTTACAGACTTATCAAGAAAGTCACAAGAAGCAATGGAAAAAGATTCAGATGATGAATGCCGTGTATTTTATGTAGGAGCTACACGCGCTCGTAACCAACTACATATAGTACAACCACAAAGAGAAGGAGGGTTCATAATATGAGCATGACTAAAGAAGAAATATTAAAGAAAGCTAGAGATCTTATCACTGGTGATAGGAACGAAACACATGGAGATGCATTTCAAAACCATGCAGAAATTGCAGAGTTTTGGAATATATTTTTAGATAAAAAGCTACAACCAATGGCTAGTATTACAGCTGAAGATGTGGCATTGATGATGGTTCTGATGAAGATATCAAGAAACACTCAAGGTAAGAAAAACAACTTGGATAACTTCATTGATATGTGTGGTTATGCAGCAATAGCAGGAGAAATTAATGACACAGGATCTTTTTAAATCAGTGAATTCTCATTGGGTAGCACCCACAGAATTTCCAACTATAGAAGGACGCGTAGCAATTGATTTGGAGACATGTGATCCAGAGCTCGTGAAACATGGCCCAGGATGGCCAACTAAAAAAGGAAAAGTTATTGGTATAGCTATAGCTAATGCTTCTTTTAAAGCTTACTACCCTATAGGACATGAGGGTGGTGGCAACATGGATGAGAAGAAAGTTATAAAATATATAAAATCAATTTGTGACGATGAGTCAATTGAAAAAGTGTTTCATAATGCTCAATACGACATAGGTTGGTTATGGACACTTGGCATAGAAGTTAAGGGTAGAGTGCATGATACTATGGTAGCTGCGGCTCTTATAGATGAGAATAGATATTCATATACACTTAATAGTATTGTACATGAATACCTAGGTGAATTTAAGAATGAACAAAAACTTAAAGAAGCCGCTGATGCATTTGGTGTTAATCCAAAATCAGAGATGTTTAAATTACCGGCAGAGTTTGTTGGTGAATATGCAGAAGCTGATGCAGATTTAACCTACAAGTTACATGAGAAGTTATCTTGGGAAATTGTTAAAGACAATTTGACGACAGTATACGATGTAGAATGTAGATTAATTAAAGTTATATTTCACATGACTAGACGTGGTGTTAGATTCGATACTCATAAGTGTATCGAATTAAATAAAAAATTTCATAATAAAGAGAAGAAGTTAATGAAACGCATTAAGGATTTAACTAATCTTGATATAGAGATATGGGCAGCAGCTTCAATTGCAAAAGCTTTTGATTCTTTGAACTTACCTTATGAAAGAACAGCTAAGACAGATGCGCCATCATTTACTAAAATGTTTTTGACAGATCATCCACATGAACTGCCAAGATTAATAATGCAGGCACGAGAATTAAATAAGTTAAGAGGTACGTTCTTGCAAGGATTAATGAATTACACAGAGGAGGGTAGAATACATGCTCACGTTAATCAAATTAGGTCTGATAGTGGGGGTACTGTGTCTGGCCGTTTTTCTTATAATCACCCTAATTTACAGCAGGTACCCAGCCGTGGTCAATTTGCGAAAGATGTTAGGAAATTATTCATTCCTGAAATGGGTGAATATTGGCTCAAAGCAGATTACTCGCAACAAGAACCAAGATTACTTACTCATTGGGCCTGCCTCGTCGAACAGCCCGGTGCTAGGGAAGTACAGGAAGCATATCATAAAAAAGACCTCGATTTTCACCAACAAACGGCCGATATGGCAGGTTGTGAGAGACGCCTTGCGAAGACTATTGGGCTAGGTGTTATGTATGGAATGGGATATAATAAACTAGCTAGAGAGCTAGATTTAGAACCATCGGAAGCTAAGACTATGCTTAATGATTTCCGTGGTCGTGTACCTTTTATGCAAGGTATGTTGGAGGCAGTTATGAATAGGGCTAATTCTAAGGGAGTTATTCGTACTTTACTTGGACGTAAATGTAGATTTGATTTATGGGAACCTACACAATGGGGTGTCCATAAGCCATTACCACATAATCAAGCTAAGGTAGAATATGGAGAAGCTATAAAAAGATATGGCACGTACAAAGCCCTTAACAGATTGATTCAAGGATCAGCTGCGGACCAAACAAAGAAAGCCATGGTTGAAGTCTATGAGAATTTAAATGTGGTTCCTCTAATACAAGTACACGATGAACTGGATTGTTCTGTTAAGGATGAGAAAGAAGCTAACCAAATTAAAGAAGTTATGGAGACTTGTGTTAAATTAGAAGTGCCATCTAAAGTTGATATAGATTTAGGAGAAAGTTGGGGTTGATGAGTTGGATATGTAAAACATTACTTGTTTGTTTAAGTTTTAATCCCATAATGGATTATACAAATAATGATGAATTTATAGATAATGTACGTGCATGTGCATTACATCTTAATTCCATGCACGCAGAATCAAATCGTGTTCCAATTAATTTAATTGTAGCACAAGCAATTCATGAATCTAATTGGGGTAAATCTAGGTTTGCTGTGGAGGGTAATAACCTCCTCGGAATCCGCACGTTTGACCCAGCAGATGATCAACTAAAGCCGCTAAGTAATCCTAATGCGAGCTGGGGGCTTAGGATCTTTGAGACAAAGTGCGAATCCATATCTTACTATATGGAGTTACTAAATAATAATCATCATTATAATGAATTTAGAAAGGAACGAATTAACCAGCATTTTAGCGATGAAATTAACTTAGAAAAATTAGCAATGACACTTGCAATATATGCAGAAGACATATATTATACGCAAAAAATCATCAGAACAATTAACGAACTAGAGGCCTATGACAGAGACTAAAAAACCCGGGTACCGAGAACAAGGAAAAGCAAGAGCTGGTAATGTTAAAAATAATTTTGCAATTAATCCAGAACAAATGGAATTTGAGAGACGTAAACTTCTTGAACAAATGTCAAGTAAGATGTCTCCTAATAAAAAACAACTTAATACTATGGCTGCAGTTGCGGCTACTAAAGAACCAGAATACTTTGATGAAGAAGGAAACAAAAAAGAACCGACAATGCGCATATTATCACTCGGGGCAGGGGTACAGTCTTCCTGTCTGGCACTCATGGCGCAAGAAGGATTAACAAAGCATAAACCAGATTATATGATATTTGCTGATACTGGGTGGGAGCCCAAATTTGTGTATGAGCACGTAGAATATTTAAAGAAAGCAATAACGATTTGCCCGCTGATTACTGTGGAGAGAAGTAGTATTCGTGAGGATCTCATCAAAGCAGCGAACCCAGAACCAGGGTCTAGAGAAGAGGAAAAGTCGTTTGCTGGACGTGTGCCAAACCCACCGTTGTTTGCTGCACGTGAAGGTGGACGTGTGGGGATGCTATATCGTCAGTGTACACATGACTATAAAGTTATCCCTATACAAAAAAAGATTAGAGAATTACTTGGAGTAAAACCAAGGCACAGAGTAAAGAAAGGCACCGTTGTAGAACAGTGGATAGGTATATCTACAGATGAAGCCATGCGTATGAAAAATGCTAGGCTACCATGGTTGACATCACGTTGGCCTTTAATTGAAATGAAGATGTCACGTATGGATTGTTTACAATGGTACCGTGATATAAAGAAACATCCTATGCCTGGTAAGTCATCATGTATTGGTTGTCCTTATCATCATAACGATCAGTGGAAAAACATGCAGAAAAATTATCCAGAAGATTTTGCTGATGCTGTAGAAGTAGATAATCTTATTAGAAATGGATTGAAAAATTCAGAAGCTAAATTATATTTACATAAATCAGCTAAACCATTAGGCGATATAAATTTTTTAGAACCAAAACCTCAAGGCAATTTGTTTGGTGAAACATTTGATGAAGAGTTTGCAGATGAATGCGAGGGTCTTTGTGGAGTATGATAAAAGCAGCGTGCGCCCAGGACCTGAATTTAAATGTTCTGTGTGTGGAGAATGGTTTAAAAAATTATTATATTGGTTGGATAGAAAATTTAACCCGGATCAAAAATATAGAATGATATTTTTTTGTGGTCCAAAATGTGCTACGGAGAATCATGACAGAAATAATAGCTAAAGTACCAATACAAGATACAAGATTATTTTATAAAAAATGGGATAATTTTGAAAATTTAAATAACTTATTAAAGACAGAGATAGAAGCTGAAAGAGAAAAAGATCCAAAAGGATTACCAGCTACTAATGCTGGATGTTGGCGCAGCATGATGAAATATAAATGTGAGGCAGAATTAATGAAACCAATTGGTATGATTATGTCAGCTTACATGGATCATTATTTTCCAAAGAAACCTATGGATGCAGCTATTAATTATTGGACAAATGTAAATGAAGTAGGAAGCAATAATATATTTCATTCTCATTATAGAGCTGATGCAGATCTATCTGGTGTATATTATGTACAAGGATTTAACACAGGTGTTATTAGATTTGCTACCCATGAGCAAATGTACAAAATGATTCCTGATCATATGCCTCATTCTAACATGTTAGGTCACGCGCCTGGTGATGGTGACGTATTATGTTTTCCATCTTATCTTTTACACGACGTAGATGTTAACAGAAGTAATAGGCAACGTATTACAATTGCATTTAATGCACAAATAAAATTTAAAGAACGTGATAATGTTATCAAAATGCCAAATAAAAATGACTGAAGACTTTTATGATCACATGAAAAAGGAACAAGATATACTAGATTCTAGTTATCGTGAGTCATTACGCCAAAAACACGAAAGAATGGCTGTTTGGGACCCTGGAGAAGAAAAGGCTGTTTTCTGGGAAATAAAAACCTTCATAATGACCCGGTATCGGGCTTTAAGGACATGGGTGGTAGGATTCATCCCGGGATTTTAGTGGTAAAACACGTTTGGCAGTGGTTTTGGGACCATGATTGGTTAGGGAACAAATATAAGGCAATTTATTTTGGACCAAGATTAGATTGGATGAAATTATTTAAAGAAAGAAAGAATGATAAAAAGAAAATTAAAAAGATACGCGCAAATACTAAATAACATAGAGGACCCTCAAGATCAATTTGTTTGGATTATGGATTTTGGAAAAAAT